CACGCGACGCGTAAGGCCATCGTCATCCAATCGGATCCAACGCTGCATTGGGAGCAGTACGATATTTATTGACGCATAGGTGCAAAAATGCCAATGTTTATGCGTTGATTCGTTTCCACAACAAATGAATTGTAATACGAATTAAATACTGTGATGATCGGTCGTGGAGGAATCCATGACCGACTTCACAGCCCCTGCCACACGCACCGTCAAAGTTAAGGTGCGTCACTCAATCGACTGCAAACATCGCAACGAGGGCACGGAGTTCCGTGGCTGCGATTGCCCGAAGGCCCTGTCGATTTATGAGGGTGCCGGAAGTGGCAGCAACAAACTGATCTCCGCAAAGACTCGATCTTGGGCGAAGGCCGAAGACCTCGCACAGGAATACCGTGATCGATTCAATCCCGACAAGCAAGAATTGAAGCGACTCCGCGCAGTCAAGGAAGCCCAGCAGGTTTCCATCGAAGAAGCTGTGTCGATATACTACGGTGATATGAAGGTGCGACAGTGCAGCCCGGGCACGATTGGTATGGCTCGATCCCTGTTTGGTCACATCGATCCCGAAACGAAGGCGATCACCAAGAACGGCCATTTGTTCAACTGGCTTTCCACTTTGACCGTGAATGATCGCCCGACGTGCGTTGCTGATTTGAATCCGGCGCATCTGACCGCTTGGCGTTCGACTTGGGAGTTTGGTGATTACACAGCTGCGCAACGTTGGGGCATGGTAAAAGGATTCCTCAATTTCTGTGAGGTTCAAGGTTGGATCTCCGTCAGCCCTGCGCGCAAGATCAGGCGACTCGAGTACGAAAAGGGAAGTCGCACAGCCATATTCACCGACCATGAGTACAACAGAATTCTGGAAGCAGTCGCACAGTACGCTCCAGAGAATCGGCCGGAAGAGACCCGCAAAGTCTGGCAACAGCGATTGACGACGTTCGTTGAGCTATTGCGGTGGTCAGGCATGGCGATGATCGACGCGGTACAGTACAGGCCTGAATTGGTCGATAGCGACGGAGTCTTGCAGTATCGCCGGAAGAAAACTGACATCCTTGCGACAGTGCCGCTGCCTCAACACCTGATTGTTCTGCTGCGGGATGTGCCGCTGGAGAAGGACAGCGTCGGCACTTCGATGCCGTTCCGGATGAAACATTACAGCGCCCATTCCGATACCGTGACTTGGCGAAAACGTTTATTCAAGTTGTTTGATCTGGCTGGGATCAAGTCAGTGCGTACCGAGCAGGGCACGATGCGACGCCCACATCCGCACATGTTTCGTGACACTTTCGCGGTCGGTATGTTGCGGCACGGTGCGAAGTTGCATACGGTATCCAAGATGCTAGGCCATTCCAAAACGACGATCACAGAACAGGCCTATCTACCGTGGTGTTCAGAATTGAAGGAGGCCCACATTGCGGATGCCCGGAAGGCACTAGCACAGGCTACGCCAAAGAAATCCAGATTAAGAGTTATCAATCGATAAAAACGCTTGACTTTATAAACTAGTATCGCTATCCTCGGTCGGTCGATAAGCGGGATTTGTACGGGCTACGTAAGTGGCTTCGGCTGCATCATCGTCGTTAACCGTCATACCGTTAACCCTCCCTATGTTCAGGCGGGCTCCTATCACTTAGGAGCATCCCTGTGTCTGCACTCGAGCGTCACTACACCACAATTGAAGTTGCCAAACTTTGGCAAGTAAGCCCAGATACCGTGCGCAGTATTTTCCGCGACGTTCCGGGCGTGTTAAAGATCACGCGACCTGAAACACGTTTCAAGCGATCCTATACGTCTTTCCGCATCCCTGAGTCAGTTTTGCAATCTGTTCACGCGAAGCTGCGAAGGGCCGCGTAACCGTCATTACATTGCTACTAACATTGCGTTGACGGAGTCATAAGTTTATCAGACGGTCGCAAGTTAAAATTCTAAGGAATGAGAATTGCATGCTGTGCTTAGGAGAAGCTGTGTGCCGAAAACAAAAGAAGTTTACCTGCCTCTTACAATCGAAGAGTACTCTGCCGAGCGAAACCTACCCGTAGACTATCTCAAAGATGTCTGGGATTTAAAGGAAGTCGAGCGCGAAAAAGTCGTCTGCATCGAGCAACCGTACACGCGGCTTGATATGTTCGGCGGGGCTGTCTGTTGTGATCCGCGCTGGCGTTTCGGAAAAGGCAGCAAGCCCGGAAAGAAATCGCCAGTAGGCGCAAAACTGATTCTCTACGGTCAGAAGCAACTCCCCGAATTGACACCGTTCATGTTTCTTGTGGAAGGCGAAAGCGACACCCAAACACTGCGTTATCTTGGATGGCCTGTACTTGGAATTCCGGGCGCTAAAACGTGGTCAACATGCATTCAGAACGATCCGGACGTGCTGCGAATTCTAAAAGGCTGTCAAGAAATACTGATCGTGCGAGAACCAGCTTCTAATGCTGAAAAGCTGAAAAATTGGGATAGCCCAGCGAAGATGGTTGCTGATATTCAAACCATGCTTCCGAATGCGAGGGCGTTGCGCCTGTGGGAGTTTGCACCGCGTGACGCCAACGGCCTTCCCTTGTACAAAGACGTGAGTGGTCTGTGGATGCATTATGGTGGTGCAGACGGTAAAAAGCAGGTTATCGAAACTCTTCGGATAGTGGCGTCCGCTTCAAATCCAGCCGCCGGTACTGGACAACGGAAGATTGAAATAATCCACGCATCTGACGTTGAAATGAAACTGACTCGCTGGCTTTGGCCGAATCGTGTTCCTTTGAATAAAGTCACGGTGTTTTCCGGAATGGCCGAGCGGGGAAAATCAACTGTCGCCGCTGATTTCATCGCTCGTCTCACAAGAGGGAAAGATTTTCCTGACACTCCAAATGCGAATGCGCCTTGTGACGTAATGATTCTGGCGTCCGAAGAAGATTACGATGAAGACATTTTGCCTCGTCTGTCTGCAGCAGGAGCGGACATCAATCGAATTCACTTTGCGAAACAGAGTTCTATCAACGGCAAAGACACGTGGGAAATTGCAATCGACCGAGACTGGACGTTGCTTCGGGAAGCGCTAACGGATCATAAAGACGTGCGTGTGATTGTGATTGACCCAATCACTTCCTACGTCGGTAATGTCGATCCCAACAAACCGAAAGAAGTGCGACCGTTTATTGATAAGCTAAAAGTTTTTGCCAAGGATTTGAACATCAGCATACTTTTGATAATGCACTTCAGCAAGAATCCCGATGTTGCGGCACTCCATCGGTCAGGTGGTGCCGCTACATGGACAGACGCTCCACGCGCTGTCTGGCTTTTCGACAAGAAGCGTGATGAATCTGACGAAACAGTCCCACGAACACATGTCATGGTGCCCGGCAAATTGAATCGAGTTGCCGCTGACCAAAAGAAGACCCTCGAATTCACATTTACAGGCGTGCCAGTGAGGATTGAGGGCCAAGATATTCCGGTAGGAGCTGTTGTATGGGGATCAGCTACTGATCTCACCATCGATCAGCAATTTAAATCCGAGCATCACAGCAAGCCTGGACCGCAACCGATGAAAACAGAATCGGCACGCGCATGGCTGAAAACTTATCTAGCTGACGGTCCAAAGCCATCTGCGGAAGTTTTCAGTGAGGGCGATTCGTTGGGACATGAACAAGAGACGCTAAGGACCGCCAAGAAAAGAGAAGGAATTAAATCTTGGCAGCGGGGCGGTTGCTGGTATTGGGAACTCAGTGGGCCCAATCCCTGTTAACTACCCTATAAGAGAATAATTGGGCTCTCTGGGCTAACAGGGCTCTGTGAGTCGTCCATTGAGGTCAGTGAGCCCAGATAGCCCAGTTAGGTATATTAAGTAGTGGTAAATGTAGGAACGGGGATAAGGAGACGAAATGCTAGCGAATGACATGAAGGAAGCCTTGAAGAATCTCGAGGATGCCGAACACGCCGTGAATGTTCAAAAGGATTGGCTGCGACGTGCAGAGAAGCGGCTGCGTGAATGCCAAGCCGTTGTAGCGGGCCTTATAAAACCTGTCTCCATCCGTTAAGTGGACGGCCTCACATCAAATCAGGAGTAATGGCATGGAAACTCAAGCAGATCGTTCGATGTACCAAATCGCGGCAGCGGAGAAGTTCCCGTACTCCCGTCAAGGTATCAGAGGAGACGGAAAATTCTGTTGTGTGAGCAAGTGCGGTCGTCGCTGGCGTGTGTTGCTCTATCCGACGGCGGAAGCCCGCGACGCGAAAATCGAATACTGGTTTCACAACAGCTGCGGGCCTGCCTGCCGCTCTGAACATTTTACATTGGATCTATCGCTGTGAGCATCGCGAATACAGAAATCGTCAAGGTCCGTGACAAGTGGGGCCACATTTTGTGTTCGCACGGTCGGCTACGCCATTACTGCAAAGAGTGTGGCGGCGCCAGTATCTGCGAACACGGTAGAGTGCGCTGGAGTTGTAAAGAGTGCGGCGGAAGGCAGATCTGCGAGCACGGTAGGCAGCACAATTTCTGTAAGGAATGCGGCGGTGCCTCAGTTTGTAAACACAGTAGAAAGCGCCACCAGTGCAAAGAATGCGGTGGTAGTAGTTTTTGTGAACACGGTAGGCTGCGTTCGGTCTGCAAAGAGTGTGGTGGCAGCGAAATCTGCGAGCATGGCAAGCGGCGGTACACGTGCAAGGAGTGCAGACCGGCTAGCGCTTATAAACAGTATCGTACAAATGCAAAACGCAGAGGTCATCTCTTCGAAATTTCCTTCGAAGAATACCAGAACATTGTCAAACAACCGTGTCGCTATTGCGGAGCCCGCAACGAAACCAACGGGATAGATCAAGTGGTCGCGGGCGAAGGTTACACCCTGGCGAACGCTGTTCCTTGCTGCAAGAAATGTAACTACTTCAAGAACGATTACTCTGAAGCCGAATTCCTGGAGCATTGCGCACGCATCATAGATTTTCAACGATTTTCACTATGACAAGAAAGGAGAAACACAAATGCACGTTGACCTAATCAGGACCAGCAATACCGACTGCCGCGTCATCTTCCATCATCAGCCTCCGGAATCCACACTGGAGAGCTACGTTGACCATTTCAAGACCGCTGGGATCAAGGTCCCCGTCAGCAGCATCAGGAAAGAGATGCCTGCGGTGGCGACTCTGCCGCCCACAGTCACTATCGTGGTGACGCTGGAAGAATATCAGTACGAGCACATGATCCGAAGAGCTTTCGGAGAGTACGAGACTCCGCCGGCCGTCGCAGAGCACGGCACGATCTGAAATAGTTTTCCGAATATGGAATCCCTCTTGACATTCATGTATGACTTATGGTGTCATGTGGCATATCGGCATGAAACAAGCCATTACACTATAAGGAGCCACACAATGACTACATTGAAATGGAAAAGGGTATCACCCAACTCGGTTAATGACTTCGATCTAATCGCAGCAAACGTAGAGACTTTGGATGTTGCAAAGATGGCGGAGCTTCTACGCGCAATCTTGAACGAGAGCCATCGCGGTCTTACGCTGAGTTCTCGGGCGTCCAAGGAGTTTTCTCGTTGGTTGGCGCAGCCTCAAACACCTTTGAAGAGTGAGGCGTACGTACAACTCAGCAACTGGTTTATGACGCAATCCGGAGATCGGCAAAGTCGGGTTGCAACCCGCTGTGAAGAATTTTGGGATGAATTGTTTCCATGCCGGCCGGCCGAGCGGCTTTCGTCACCCAAGGCAGGTCAAAACCATGTGGTCGTTCCTGCTGAATTTGAGAGTTTTTGGCAGCGTATTCTAGAAGCTCAGGGTGAAGCCACCCAGAGGAATGACGATAGGGATCCACAGTCGTTCGTCCCAGTGCAGCCTGGACCGCTCAATAAACCGAATTCCGGAACAGAGTCAGGAGCGGCACAGCCGCTTCGTGCGACGTTGGATAAAGATGGATTGCATTTCCAAGTGGAAGGGTCAGCCCGCGCGCTTGCAGACTTTTTACAGATGTTATCTGGATGGGACGTCAACGCAAAACCACGAACGGAATAGCAGCCAATTCTTACTGCGGACGACCTTACACCCGCTCTTGCTTTCGCTGCCTGCCAGAAGCGCACGCGGGACTACAGCCGGCAAGATAGTTCGATAAACAAACCTGCGGGGCACCGCATTGCCGAGGTCAACACCAGCAAGTCAATTTGTCGCTCTGACGGAACTGGACGCGGAGGGCCTCACGTCAAATCAGGGAAGGCGAAACTTCTGAATCGTTTAGCATATGTGGGTTGGATGACGCGTCGTTAAGAGCCGTCACGACATGCATTTCGTGGAGTAAAGATATCATTTGCTGCAGCAACAGTGTGCGCTCGTCAAGTGTCGGAGCTGGCAACCCGGCAAGTCTTCCTGCCAGCGAGTCGAACTCCACTCCGAGTGCCTTGATACGTTCTGAATGCGTTGACATTTGAGGCCTAGATCATAAAGCCCTGATTTGGATTGTAGAATACAGGATTCACTGTAGACCATTTACCTGAACGATCGGAGAAAGAAGAGACAGCACTGATATGAAGTTCCTACCATTTTACCGTGCTCTAGCTTGGTGGTACATCAAGTGGACTCCTCACATTGTTCTGACGAAGTGCGGGTACTCAGTGTCCATCGTAGCTGCGATTAGATTGCAAAAGGACTTGGACCGTTTGGAGAGATTATGGCTGATGCTATCACTTGCCAAATCAAAGGATTAGACGAGCTGCAAGACAAACTGGAATCGCTTGGCAAGAACCTTGCTAACAAGATTCTGAGAGGCAGCCTGAAAGACGCGGGCAACGTCATTAAAGACGAGATGGCGGTACGCGCCCCGAAAGATACTGGACTGCTGTCAGAACACTTCAATGTCAAGGTCAGCGTGAAGAGGGATGATATTGCAGCTTCAGCATTTATCGGTCCGGACGGCTCAATAGATTACCCGAAGAACGGGAAGAAGTAAGCCATGCCGCGCAAATACATTCCGCACGGTCATCGTGGTGGCAGCAAGAAGGGTTCGCACGCCAACGCAGGGGCAAGGGAACGCGCCCACATGGGTTGGGGCGGGAACAGTAAAGCTAGTCAGCGTGCCCGAAGCAATCAATGGGCAGAAGCTGCACGGCAGTACGAGGCAAAGAGGGCACAACGGAAAGCGGCCGGCCGTATCTCTGTCGCCAGTGTGGCCAGATTCCTAGAGTTCGGAACCAGCAAAATGTCAAAGCGCCCCTTCATGACGCAAGCCTTCCAAGCAAAGAAGCAAGAAGCGTTAGACATCATCATCCGAGACATAAAAGAGTCGTTGGGCCTTTAGATCAGGAAATTCAAGTGGCTGGTGAAGTGATTTCGAAGCCACCACATTATGACCTTTCACTTCGAAAGCCGCTTTTCCTCTGCCCTAAGGATTTCGTCGATTTCTTTGTTCAACTCGGAAAGTTTCCGCGGGTCAGTTTCAATTGCCACTTGCTTGCAAAGGACTTTCCAACGCTTCGCGGTTTTGCGGTTCATGACCGCCACCCACCGGAACGAGTGCCATCGGTCCCGTTATATCACGGACGCTACGTTCCTTATGAAATCTTTATGTAGCTAAAAAGAGGCGTTGAGATCGGATAACGGGCGGGAATCCTATCAAAATTAAAGTCCCGTCATGAACCCGTCGTATTCGGGCACTCCGCGGAGTTTCTACTGAGCGAAACACGTCGATCGCCCAGGTCAACCCATATAGAGACCAAGCGGGAGTAGAAAACCCCAAGAAAGGTCACTGCATTAGCACGCATGAATTGCAGTGACGCTTGCAGAGATCGCCAATCAGAGCGTGTGCAAGATCTGAGACCTCGAGGCAATCAGCCAGTCGACGGTCGGTATGGCTGCGCCTCGAGTGGCCGTATGGCACATCGATTTTGCCAGCACGACGGCACGCAGACCTGGCGCTGGTCAAATTCTCCCTCTAGGCGAAATCGAAAGTTGTAGGTGCGGCGGGTGCCGCTGGATTCAGGGCGTCACATCTTTTTGTCGAACTGACTAGTGGATTTGCAGGAACAGGGCGAAGGCTTCGACTGACACTTTATTAACAATCTTCACTCGAGCAGCTGGTCACTGCTTATTGAAGCCTGTCGCGTTCGGGGCTCCCTCAGTTCTCCGAACGCGGCTGCCCTTTGAAGCTTCATGTCGGAGACTGACTTTGCAACTTGCGACCAAACTCGAATTAGGGATTCCGCCACGCCCGGCTGATTTGTCAAAAGCCGAAGCGGCATTGTGGGATTCCTACACGTGCCGCTTAAACGAGATGCAAGTCTTGGCAACTAGCGATGCCGAGCTGGTGCGGTGCATGATCAGGGCAAAGTTAACAGGTGACATAGCCACATCGAAGCGGGTAGTGGCAGTCTTCGAACAACGAGAGATCCCCGATGCCTTCCTTGAAGCCGATGCCTATGCTGACGCTGTTCTCGGCGGAAGGATCACAGCAGGGAAATACATCAACCTCGCGGCGCGTCGATGGAAAAATGACTTGCTCCGCGAGGATATTTATTACGATGCCGCGGCAGCCCAGCACGTCGCTAACTTCCTAACGCGATACTGCGATCTGACACCTCTTCCTTGGCAGTCCTTCTTGATAGCGAACGTGTACGGATTCAAGCTGCAAGAAAGTGGACTGCGACGATTCCGAAGGGTCTTCGTCGAGATCGGAAAGAAGAACGGCAAATCAAGTTTGATGAGCGCACTTGGTCTGTACCATCTGTGCCCTGGGCCGCTGGGCGATGGCGAAAGGAATGCTGAGGTCTGTATCGGGGCAACCGGGCGTCAGCAGGCATCCGACATTTGTTTCAAAATGGCTGCACAGAAAGCAAAAGAGAATCCAATTCTGAACGCTGCGGTCAAAAAGCAGTACCTCAAATTATCCGCTGCGGGCGGCAACAACGTTTTGACGCCACTTGCTGCAAATACCGAAAAGCTCCAAGGGCGATCAATCAGTTTTGGGATTTGCGACGAGTACGCCTTCCACACAAGCAACGCCTTGAGCACGACATTCACGTCAAGCGGTGCGGGTCGCTTACAGCCTATCGTCGTAGGAATCACGACGGCGGGCGAAAACGCAATCGGGAATCCAGCATACGACGAATTGTTGCGGGCGCAGCAGGTTCTCGAATGTGTCATCGAGGCCGACAGTTATTTTGCGCTGCTGTTTACCCTCGACGAGGGTGACGATTACCACAACGAAGCGGTGTGGTTAAAAGCCAATCCTAGTTTGAGCGTGACTTTGCAGCCCGAAGGCATCCGCAATGAATTGCAGGAAGCCGAACAAATCCCTTCGAAACTTGCAGCATTCAAGCGATTTTCCATGAATCAATGGAGTTCATCGGTGGCTTGTGCAGCCCTGAATCCGGATGATTTGCGTGCTGAAGGAGTCGCGTATTTACCGGGAGAACGGGAACTGACGGCGCGTCAACGCGTCGATAAAGCCATTCTTCGGCTGCAAATCAAGGAGCGTACGAAGCCATTACACGAATGCACGATGGAAGAATTGATGGCCCTTCTGCCTAAGCGACATATTTTCTGCGGTTTGGATTTGAGCCAAACCACGGATGAAAGCGTTCTGTGCTTGGTCGCGCCACCAGAGAAACCGGATGGGATATTCGAAGCGCTGTTCTACACCTGGTGCCCGAGCGATGACGTTGATCGACGTTCTAAAGTTGACCGCGTTCCGTACGATGTATTCGTGCGGCAAGGTTTTATGAAATCGACTGAAGGGCCGGTCGTAAACACTCAGGTAATCGAAGCGGACATTCTTGCCCTGCACAAACAATTCAGTATAAAGGAAATTGGATACGACGTCCGATACGCAATTGATCTGTCGCGTCGTCTTGAAGCGCAAGGATGCAGCGTAACCCAAATTGCCCAGGGCTTTGCACTTTCCCCCGGCGTCGTGATGCTTCAGCAACTCGTAGCGAAGCATAAATTGTGCATACACGGCAATCCGTTAGCGACATGGAATTTCAGCAACCTTGCTGTGAATACAGGTTCAGTGAGCGGCGATGTTCGACTGGATAAGCAACGAGCGCGGGAAAGAATCGATGCTGGTGTCGCGTGTGCGATGGCACTGTTCGTTTATCAGAAATCCGTTGCACCAGTTAGTTCCACAGTTAAGTTAATCGATCGTCAACCTAGGGAGAAGAAGTGATGGCCGAGCGCGCCTATCGATATTGTAAAAATCCTGGCTGCAATGTGAAATTCCGCGGCGTCGGATGGTATTGTCCGGCGCACAAAGAAAGCAATTTGGTAACCCAGGAAGCGAGTCGTCGAAAGACCGCCGACCCCATTTGGAAGCGATATAACTGTGTAGCATGGGCAAGATTCAAGTTGAAGTTCTTGTCCGAGAATCCTGTTTGCCAACGGTTGCGCGATGGCATCCGCTGCCAAAATCGAACAACCACGTGCCACCATCTCGTCAGCCCGAGAAAAGATCCATCGAGAATGTACGACCCGACGAATGTCGTGGGAGTTTGTGAGCACTGCCATATAACGACGGACGGGGAGCCGGAGCAGAACCTGAAACATCTTCAGGATTTTTACGTACCTTCCATCTGGAAAGCAATTCATTTTTGAAAAGGAGCACCACAATGAACGAATTAATGCCGATTGGATTTATTCCTCCCATACAACCGAAAGAGCAGAAGGAAGCGGCTGTCGAGATTGATAAACAATTAGATGCAATTGTCGATCTGACAGCAACACAGCGTGCTAGTGTTCGGGAAATCGCATTGGCTCACGCAAAGAACAATCAGGGGCGCGTGCCCAATATTTCTGGAATCGCAAATCTCGTACGAACGTCGTCGTAAATCCGGCACATTTTTACGACGGCTTATGCCGTCAGGGATTCTTTTAACGGGCAGACGTTTCGGCCTTCTTCTCGTTGTTCGGGAAAGTCGGTCGGATGTATACCTGTGCTCATGCAGATGTGGCAAAAACCTGACTGTGTTCCGCTCCCAACTCACGAACGGTGCAATTCGTTGTTGTGTTGATTGCGGTTCTAAGAGCAAGAAACGGTCTCTTTATTACGGTCACATTCGTTATTACATCGGGCGCGATGGCCGACGCCATCAAAAAAGTTCGAGTGAATTTCTAAGCTGGTGCGCCATGAGGGAGCGATGCTTCACGAAAACGAATATCAATTTCCCTGAATATGGTGGCAGGGGCATCACAGTCTGCCCCAACTGGAGGATCAGGGGTGGGCAAGGCTTTCGGAATTTCCTGCTCTCGATGGGCCCTCGGCCAGTCGGGAATACGTTAGACAGGCGTGATGTTCAAGGTCACTACACGCCAGAGAACTGCGAATGGAGTGACCTCAGCACACAAGCCATGAATCAACGTCGCTGGTTATTTCCAGATGGAAACGAACCGCCTCTTGCGGATGTTCCATTCGATCTCGATCCAGAGTTTGCTTGCGGTTAGAAGGGTCATCACATTTGTTGAAGGTGCATAGCGTGTTTTGAAAGGAGACACTATGTCAGCAGCTTTCCTCGGAAGTGTTCGCGTACTCGAGAGCGCACCTGCCGGGCATTCCAACCCATTTATCGGCACCGTGAAAGTAGTCGGAAGTGCACCAGCGGGAGCAGCAAATCCGTACCTTGGATCTGTCGTTGTGGGGAGCCCTTCAGGATCACAAACGAATACAACGCTCGGTGAGGTAGTGGAAGTCGTCAGCGTTCCCGCAGGAGATCCCGACCAATTTCTCGGGACGGTACAAACATCCTAAAACAGATTGCCCAGCCTGTAGAGGGGGCTGGGCAATCGACGAATTCACCATAACTAGCGGCATCACTTGGTTGGGATGATTTTCTTTTCAGCAGCTTTGCGCTTCGATTTGACCGCCTGCGTATCGCCTTCCAGCGTAGCGATTGAGGGATCAAACTTAACAATAGGAATCTTCTTCGCTGCCTTGATCTTTTCCTCTTTCGCATCCTTTCGTGCCAACGCCTTCTCAGCCCGTTTCAATCGCTTCTCCTCTTTCGCCGTAATCAATTTTCCGGTTCGCGTCTCTGGGCCGTGAACCTTCGTCTTCAGCAGGCCCGTTTTCTCGTCGGTGGTTTGAAGATTGATGTACAAGAGACCGTGACTTCCGGGCGCGAATGTCAGAAGAATCTGGGCATAGTGGATATATTTTCCTGATGTTCGCGCGATCAAAACACGGTCAACGGCTGGCCGAGGATTGAATTCCTTAGTGGCCGTGCGTATCGCCTCTTCGACCTTCTTCTGCAATGCGGGAGTGAATGCCTTTTCAAATTCCATTGTTGTGGGCTCCTTTGTGCGGCAGTCGCCGTCTGACAAGGAGCATCCGATGGGCACCGCGATCAGCGACAATAGCCCGAATAAGCCATGAGGAATAGGAAGGCGGGCCCGCGTTCAAGCATGCACCGACTGAGGAACGCGGCGTTCAACCAGCTTAGTTATTACTACGTTAACTCCGTGTGCAAACTACTGGGCGTGTGTATCATTCAGCCGGAAAATGGATCAGGAGGGATCATGGCAACTGTGCAACGCGAGAACAGCATCTGCGATACATACTGCGATACATACTCGAAAATGAGCGACGACGAACTCTTGCGATTAGCTGATCAGAAAGATTCTCTTCTCCCGTTGGGTCAGGAAGCACTAACCAATGAAATGCGTAAAAGAGGGATGGACGAGGGTGCCGTTGCCCGATTTCGACTGAGTGAGGAAGAAGCAACTCGACAGGATAACGAAGGCACGACGTTAGCGAAACAAGTTAGGGCGAAGAATGGGTTCAAAAACATCAAGCGGACCGGGATTTTTATGACGGCAGCAATCGTTACCGACGTATTGGCCAGCAACCTGTTCAGTCTGTCCGGTGAGGCTACCTACCTGTTAACGAAAATGTCTCTGTATCTGGCCTTCGCAGCGTCCGGCTTGGCGTGGGGATACGGTGGAACTTGGTTAACGACAAGGAAAACGATTGCCCTGGCGGCCGGCCTATCCGCTTGTTTCCTGATTTGGGTGCTTTATATAAAGGCCGCGAAGTGAAACCACAGGAGTGCACAATGAACCCACAACCCGACAAATGGACCAAGAGACTACCTGACGGCCGCACCGTGGTTTACACGTCGGATATTGGGCTGAAACGTGTTGGCGGGCCGATCACGGCGCAGGTCGAGGGAAATGTTATCAAGCACACCGATCTTGCGACACATGAAATGAACCAGCAAGAAATTGAAGCCGCCTTCGCTGGCATACTTGCAAAGTAAGTCCCGGCGCATCTCGGCAAATCTATCCGTTCAGACTACCGAAGCACTCGCTTCTGATGCAAGTTGAAGCAATCTTTGGTATTCGTCGTCAATGGCGCATCTCCCCCGCTCTAAGTAATGGACGAGTGATTTTGCTCCCCATGGGTCGTGGGCAATCAAGTAATGCGGCAGGCGGAAATGGTCCTCTATTACCGCGAGCAGGGCACCGAGAGACATCAACGCATCTTCAATTCCCGCGCTCTTTACTTCTGGTAACGTCGAAGCAAGCTCCCCACGGAGACATCCCAAGTCCGTGTGTGCCAATCGAAGGTTGCGCCACGTCCGAGCAAATGCGCACTTCACTTGTGCTTTTTTTGTCTTGGCTAAAACCGCAGCCTTGAGTGCCGGATCAGAGAGCATGTTGGATATAGCCAACACTGTGAGACTTTCCCGATCCCCGTTCCGAGACCGGGCCTTCGGTGGATCAGTAAGTCGGCACAGGTGCAACATGGTGTCTTCAAACGACTGCCTCATATAGATATGAAAGAAGTTGGGTGCAACGGTGTTCAGAAGCTCGATACGTCCGGGATTATCATTGCCGAAAAGCTCTTGGAAAGTACTCCATTTGCGCCTCAACCAGTCGAAGTCATCTCGCAGTTCTTGATACAATTGCCTTAGATCGGGCATCATCGCTGGAACATTCTGGGCGTTGCCATCCGTGTTGTGATTGGGCTCCGGCACACTGACCTCCTTGTGGCATTGTAGCATTTCGCTTTATCTTCGTCTGTGATATTATGCTCGTATGAACGCTAAAGTTTACTGCGCACTTTTTCTTGCTGGAAGTATGACAGCGACCCAGTGCGTCTTACTTGACGAGAAGTTCCACATCGAACTTCCGCAGTACCAAGAACCGCCGACACTGAGGATATTCGAGAATTCAACGGCCAGTCACACAACGTATCGATCCCTTTCCTTTGGTGATTTTGGGCAATTCGAATAGTTTGGAAAGCGCAGCCAAGGTGCAATACGGAGGAAATTGTTAGCATGAGTGGTCCTAAATGGGGCGAGGGTTTTCTCAAATCAGGCCTTCCGCTTGAACACTTAACTTCAGTTACCTTCCGCGATTCGGGTTGGCAAATAGACCCACACTGTGAATATCTTCGTCGAAACAGGGAGAACCAAGAAGCTTGGTTTGAGCTCGATCTCGTCGGTACGTGTCCAAGGTTGAACCGAAGTACTGAATTGTCGTTTCTCGTGGAATGCAAATACCATGATTTAAGTCGGTATTGGTTCTTTCTGCCATTTGACCCGCCTGACGACTACAGGCGTTGCGACGGTCAAGTTTACAACTGCGGTCCGTACAATACTTTGACGAACCCTTATGAGAATACGAGCCTTGGTCTCGCGCCAATATCGGCCGGAGGAATCGTCGTAGCCGAGAACGGAAAGAAGCAAAGGAACGCAGTCCAAACTGCAATCCAGCAGTTGGTTAATGGTTTTGCCCCGTATAGTCTGTCCCGTATGTTTCGAACCAATCTCGAAGCAAAAAGCGGCTCGGACAAGCTCGGCCGTGAGGTTTACCCGACGGTGACCGCCCTAATTCCGATGGTCGTTACTAATGCGAGCATCTACCGTTTAAGGACAGACATCACCAATATCGAGGAGATTAGAAAGGCGAAAGCACCAAAGGACATCGCGGATGAGCTCGAATGGACTTGGACGTTTCATAAAATTCCCGTTCGTCTTGGTGAACAAAATCTACAGGCAATCAACAATCATACAAAAGAACAGGGACGGCTAATTTATAGTCTTCCAAATGTTGAGCGAGGGATGTGGGAGTTCCTGAGTCGCCCCAACTGGATTGCGATCGTGAACGTGAAAGCTCTATCAAAAGTGTTGGCCACGTTTGAGGGCAGTTTCTCAAAACTAGAGACGATCAAAATTGAGGAGATTGTTCCTGCCCGGGTTCGAACGTCTTGAATCTAATCTTGTGGTAAACTGCACGCTTGGAAGAATGACCGATGGGCGACGAGAAAGTAGTCAGAACGCAGCCTTGCACCTTCTGCGGTGGCAAAGGAAAGAAACATCCGACAGGCCAAGTGTGCGAAGTCTGTCGAGGATCAGGCCAGATGCCGATCTATGAAACGAAGCGGTAATAGTTGGTCTTCGATCGAGAATTTTGGAATACTTTTGTAATACTCCCACGCGGTTGTATAGTTTCTTTCGTTTCTATCTGTCTGATTCTAAAAGAAGTCGTTTGTTCTCAGTGTACAAATTAATTCGATATTTATTAGACAGTTGTTCAATGATCTCGATCCTGATTTAGGTTGCGTTCAAAAGTTGAAGCATGCAACGATATTGGAAAATGTTGAGCGATAAGTTGTGTGCTCGATCAAAGAATTAAGGGGGCTGGATTATGAACGAGAAACTTACAGAGCTACTAGAGGCCGCGAAAAACGCCAGGATTACTCCCGAACAGCGCGAAGAGCAGAGACGAAGTTTTGCTTACGGAAACACAAATATCGAAAACTCGCGCATCACCCGCGAGACGATTGATAAGGAGGCTGAGGAGCTTAAATCCGAGAAGACGCGATGAATGATAAGCAGGAGAGGCACAGTGAGGCTCTCGAAGCTGAGCTGATCAGTGACGCAACAGAGAAGGCGGGAAAAGAAGCAAGAAATGGTCTCCGCCAATTCGACGAGGTCATTGAGCAAGTAGAGTATTGGCTACAGCCAGAACGCAAGTTTCGATTCCGTCCATCTGCAATTCTTCATCTGAACCGTACAGCGCTCGACGGAATTAGCAGATACGCCGGTATGTATCGGCCTGCAGGTATCGCCATCCAAGGTAGCGCACATGTGCCGCCTGGGGCTCACTTGGTTCCAGAATTGGTTGAGCAGTTGTGCGATTACGTGAACGACAACTGGGAAAAATCCCCCATTCATCTTGCGGCTTTCACTCTTTGGAGATTGAATTGGGTTCATCCGTTTGTTGATGGAAATGGGCGAACCGCCAGAATTATATCGTTCCTTGTCCTTTGTGTTCGGCTTGGATACAGGCTGCCCGGTACAAATACGGTTCCAGAGCAAATCTCACACGATAAGAACCCATACTATTCTGCCCTTGAATCGGCTGATAGGGCAGAAGCTCAAGGAAAAGTCGACGTGAGCCAGATGGAGTCACTGCTTGAGGGCCTGGTTGCCAGCCAGCTCGTATCTATCCTTCAGGATGCAAAGGGCGGCAAACAAAGCTCTTCGCTGTCCTAGATAGTAGGTTGGCCGATAGCTTACCTTTTGCTACGAAATCCAGACCGAAGCCAAGAAAATGGCCGCCGATCTCGACGCGCAAAATTTAACGTTGCTTGTAAACCCCGAAATCGCCAAAGCCCTGAAAACGCGCGAGTAGTCCCTGATCGAAGATCAGGAACACGCGACGCGCACCTCGGGTCGGGGCCGTCGCAATTACGCTCGATCAGAGTGTTGCAGGGCGGTTGCTCCAGCCTTTGAGCGATTTTGACTTTCGGGCGGCGCACCCTTGTGCTTTCAACGGTGCGGCATTGATAAGAGCGCAGAGTATGGAGGGTGCTGTAGACGCCAGTCGGGCGTGTTGTCATTCTGAGCGAAGCGAAGAATCTCTCCGTGGTCTTGTGTGCCGCAAGGACCGCGACGGAGAGATTCTTCGCGTCGCTCAGAATGACACCGCACATCCTAAATGACGCCATTCAGAATCGATTGAGCGTGGGCGACTGTAGTTCCGCAGCTAGGTTCCGCCATGTCGGATTGAACGACTCGATTAACGCGATCTTCCTTACCCGTAACCATCCCTTGACCTGCTTTTCCCGCGCAATGGCGATGCGGATGTCTCCGAAGGCCTCGAAGTACACGAGTTCCGTCACGCGGTAACGCGCGGTAAATCCCGGGATGCGCATTTCTTTATGTTCCGTGACGCGGCGAAGGAGATTGCCCGTCACGCCGATGTAGAGAACGCGTGATGCGCTCGCCATCATGTAGACATGGTAGGTCTTCACAGGAGATTCCCTTACAGGCGATTCTACGCAAAGTGGCAATGACCGTGACAGAGAGATTCTTCGCTTCGCTCAGAATGACATCGGGTCTGTCGCGGTGGCGCACCCTTTTGTTTTTAAGGGTGCGGGTCAGACCAGTCTCGTTGTCTTCGTTTGGTTAAAGACAAGAACATAACCACTTGAAATGGCTAGCTGGGTCCGGGGTGACAAGGTTCGGTATACTTGGAGCGTATTCTGGAGATTATTGTGAGACGACAAGTGCATATGGCTGACGTCGAAGAAGTGGCCATTCGCGTCCGTGTGCAAACCATGAAGGGCGGACGCTACTTGGGCACGAGCCCGGACGTTCCTGGACTGGTGGCGGAAGGACGCAGCCTCTCCGAGACCATTGAAATCGCCCAGAGCCTTGCCCGCAAAATGGTTGAATCCTGCCGTGAGCACGGCGATCCGCTCCCTCCTGCATTCCGCGAAAAACATGTTTCCGCGCGCGAATTTAGAGTTCCAGTCATGATGCCCTGATGGGCCGCCTATCCGGATTTCGCTATCGCGAAGTTACGGGGCGCTTGCGCACGTTTGGATTTTGCTTCGATCGCGCGGGCGCAGGCAGTCACGAAGTTTGGCGACATTCGCTAACCGGACGAAAGGTTACAATTCCCCATCATTCGAGTGACATGGCAGAAAACTCTTCGAGCCATACTGCGAGAAGCGGGAATCGCCGTGAACGATTTTCTGAAAGCCTAAGCCCGCCGTCTTTCCTTTAATTTTTCCTATTTCGATTTATAATCCGGCAATGGCGATTCGACCTGCGGGGAAACTCGGGTGTTTCGGCGGGCTGGTGCTGGTCTGCGTGGTGGTGTTTCTTATGTTCGCGCTGGTGGCGCCGTGGTCGTTTCGTATTGGCGGGCGGTGGACGCTGGGATTCTGGCAGGGGATTGGGACGCTGCGCACTGAATCCGGCGACGCGTACCCGCTGTACGTTTATTTTTTTCCCGGCTTTCGGGGGATGTCTCGGCTGCGATTGAACGGG